CTCATCCTGCGGTGTACCACCATAATACGTCGCAACCGAGTCTTCGCCAAACTGGTCTTTGATGGCTTTCTCAATGCGCAGAATATCATGCGTATATGTGGCCCATATTATAGCTTTGCCCTGCACCTCATCTGTAAGCTCCAAGAGTTCCTTCAGACGGTTGCTCGGGACAGACTCTATCTCACCCTCATCTGGTTGCAGAAACCCGCAGCATATTTGCTGAAGACGCATTATCTGGGTAAGAACGCTTGCAGTAGTGGCAAGCTCCCCGCTCTCTAACTTAGCTAGAGCCAGCTTCTTCATCTGCGTGTACAATTTCTTTTGTTCCGGAGTGAACTCGATTTCCCGGCGCACATAAACTTTCTCAGGCAGGTCCAAGCAATCTTGCTTCAAAACTCGGTTGCTGAAGCGATCTAACTTTTCAGAAAGTTCGTCTAAACGCCTATATCCCACAATTTGTTGGAAGCTTCGATGACCCATTGTGCGTTGTTGGATGTTCGCGTACCGCGATTGGAACGCAAAGTAGCTGTTGAAACCAAGCGCCTTATTACGCAGGAAGTCGCACTGACTAAACAAATCCATAGGGCTTTTGGTGATGGGAGAACCTGTCAAAATACGCCGATACTTGGAATACTCTTGTAGCTTTACAATGTTCTTTGTCCGGGCGGCCTTGCGGTTCTTGATTGTGGTGCTTTCGTCAACAATCACGATGTTATCGGGGTTTTGGTACAGAAAGGCGAGAGCGGCTTCCGTCCCACGGCTCGTGGAAAACGCCTCTATGTTCATAACAAACACTTTGATGCCGTGTAAATCTCCAACAATGAAATCTTTAAGGTCTGTTTCCATGCGTTTTGTCTTGGCAGGGGTCCAGCGCAGGATGTTTCGTTGAATGCGGTCCGGAAGGTGTGCGGGTATCTCGTTCTTGACCCAGTTATCGTAAACCCCTTTGGGTGCCACAACTAAAGCAGCATTTATCTTGCCAGCCTCGTAAAGAACCGCCATGGTGTCTATAGCCACTTTTGTTTTGCCTGTTCCCATCTCCATAAACAAGGCATAATACTCCTCGGCCCACGAAGCTTCTAACGCTCTACGCTGGTGGTCATACGGGTTGGTTTTGTACTCAAATCCACGCATTTTAAATTTCCCTAAATACTGCTTGACAAGAGCGGAGTATACGATATTATCTGTATTTGTCAAGGCCCGACAGGTGCCTTTAACCACGAAGGAGACTCGGAATGAGTAACGACGTACTAAAAATGATGGAAGAAGACTTTGAGGATACTATCGCCTCATCCGTCGAAAAGATAGATCAACAAGGCCTCCAAACGGTGGCTGAGTTGGCCAGAAGAATCCGGGACCACGAAGCGCAGATTGAAAACCTTGAGCAATTAGCCAAGGGTTTGAAGAAAGAGCTTTTGAAGTTCACGGATGAAGACATGCCTGCGATGCTTGCAGAAATTGGTATATCTTCGTTTGCCTTGGATGACGGTTCTACCGTTGAGGTCAAACAAACGTATGGAGCCTCCATACTGGTTAACAATCGTCCGCAAGCCTACGACTGGCTGCGCGAAAACGGATATGACGACATTATCAAGAACACTGTCTTGTGTCAGTTTGGACGTGGCGAGGACGATCAAGCCAATGCTTTTTCGGCATTTGCTGAAAAGGAAGGTTTTGTGCCCACGCAGAAAACCGAAATACACCCGCAGACCCTACGGGCGTTTGTGAAAGAAAGGTGCGAGGCAGGAGAAGAGTTTCCGATGGAATTATTCGGAGCTTATGTTGGTCAACGTGCAGTCATTAAGAGAGGAAAATAATATGGCACAGTCAAAGCAAGTGGCGAAAAAAGAAGAAACAGGTGTTGCTGAGTTCAACCCTGCGATGTTTGAACAGGATGCCGGAGACGGCCTTCAGGATTTGGGGCAAGAAGATTTAGCCCTGCCGTTTCTGAAAGTCCTGTCCGGTAACGATCCTGTGTTGGACGTGAACGAAGAAGCCCGCAAAGGGGATATCTACAACACGGTCACAGGAGCCCTCTACAAGGGCAAAACAGGCATTCGGGTCATACCGTGCGCGTATCAACGCCGCTTCATTCAGTGGGCTCCACGTGGCGTGGGAAGCGGTGCCCCGACCGCGATCTACGAACCGCATGAAGCGCGGCCAAAGGTTGAGCGGTCAAAAGATGACAACAAAGATTATGTGATGGACGGCTCCGGTGAATACATCGAAGAAACGCACCAGCACTTTGTTATCTTGCTCGCGGAAGACGGCTCAATGGAGACAGCCTTGATTGCAATGAAATCTACGCAGCTTAAAAAGTCGCGTAAATGGAACAGCATCATGGCGTCACGTTCAATGATGGGATCGAAAGGACCCTTCACACCACCGCGTTTCGCTTACGTCTACGATCTTAAAACAATTGGGGAAGAAAACTCCAAGGGTTCGTGGCATGGATGGGAAATGTCTGTCGAGGGGCCTGTGTCAGAGGCACACATGTACACTCGCGCAAAAGATTTTGCAGCAAGCATCACCGCGGGTGAGGTTGTTGTGAAACACTCGGACGGAGAAGAAGCTGCACAAAACGATAAAGATATACCGTTTTAAGTAGTGTTCGCGGCGGGGTACTTATGCCCCGCCGTTTTTCTTTCGAGTGGGGGCAATAATGTCAGCAGAAAAGTTTATGGCCATCTTCGATGGTTTGAAGGAAGCATACGGCTACTTCAAAATAGAAAATACAGGGGCAAACGGTAAAGCCAAAGGCAAAGCGGGCATTCTAAGAGAACCACGCAACGAAAAACTTTGGGACAACCACCTCTCAGGGGCCGGAGCCGGTTTAGGTATCATCCCCATCAATGAAGACAATTGTTGCAAATGGGGCTGTATTGATATCGATCAGTACCCTTTGGATCATAAAATACTTGTCGATAAAATCCGCAGGTTAAAAATACCGATGGTGGTTTGCCGATCTAAGTCGGGCGGAGCGCACTGCTTCCTGTTCTCCAGCGATTGGACAGAAGCCAAGGACATGCAGAAGGCCCTGCAATCAATAGCCGCGGCCCTCGGATATGGCGAGAGCGAGATATTTCCAAAGCAAATAAAGCTGCACCTTGATCGTGGAGACGTAGGCAACTTCTTAAACCTACCATATTACGACCATGAAAACGGATTGCGCTACGCTTTCTTAGACGATGGCACGTCGGCCACCTTAGATGAATTTATAGAATTATACGAAAAACATGTACAAACTCCGGAGCAAATCGTTAAGCTTCAAATAGTAGGGGGCGGTGAAACCGACCTACTGAAGGACGGTCCGCCCTGCCTACAGATACTGTGCAAAGCAGGTATTAGCGAAGGAGGACGTAATAATGGTCTGTTCAACATTGGCGTGTACTTACGAAAGGCATATCCAGATAGCTGGGAGTCAGAGATACTCCGCTTCAATATGGAGTACATATCTCCGCCACTGCCACTCTCAGAGGTAAACGTTGTTGCTAAACAAGTAGAGCGAAAGGATTACGCATATAAATGCTCTGATGCGCCGATCAATTCGCACTGTAACAAAGACCTATGTCGGACCCGTAAGTTCGGCATAGGGGCTGCCGTAGCCGGGGCCACAATTGCAAACCTTCGCAAATATAACTCTACCCCGCCCGTCTGGTTTATGGACGTTAACGGCGAGCCTCTGGAAATGGACACAGATGCTCTTATGAACCAGCCCACCTTTCAAAAAGCCTGCATGGAACAACTTAACTTTATGCCGCGATCAGTTGCCAAGCAGCAATGGGAAAGCCGGATAAGCACACTGTTAAGTGAGATGAAAGATAACGAGAGCGCAATCATCGAAGTCGCGCAAGATGCCAGCATCAGCGGACAGTTCTACGATTATTTGGAAGAGTTTTGCGCCCACCTACAAGTTGCGCAGGACAAAGAAGAAATCTTACTTCGTAAGCCTTGGACAGATGATGAGATGAACATCACATATTTCCGTCTGAAAGACTTTGAGAACTTCTTGAAGAAGAATAAGTTCTTTGAATATAAATCCCACCGCATAGCCCAGCGCCTACGGGACATAAACGGCAGCAGTCTTGTCATGAAGATCAAAGGACGTGCCGTGCGCGTATGGCAGATACCTTCGTTCGACAATGTAGATATTGATATTGATCCTCCTGAATTTGGATCACAGCACGAGGCTCCGTTCTAATGCCCAACGTACTTAAAGCTGCCCGAAATGCTGAGATAGTTCGCCTGATAGATGAACAACACGTGACCATGACCGCCGTCGCAAAGTGGTTCGGCATTTCAAAGCAACGTGTTCAACAAATATACAAGAAGGCTAAAGCCGAGAATGTTTAGGATATTTGGACCGCCCGGGACAGGTAAGACCACAACCCTTCTCAACATGGTTGACGAGGCTTTAGAAAGTGGCATGTCTCCCCACCGTATTGCTTTTCTGGCGTTTACCCGCAAAGCAGCCAACGAGGCCAAAGAACGTGCAGCAGAACGATTTGGTCTGGACCCCAAGAAAGACTTGGTTCACTTCCGCACCCTGCACTCTCTAGCTTTGACCATGACGGACATACGCCCAGAACAAGTGATGCAAGAAATTAATTACAAAGAGCTTAGTAAAAAGATTGGCATATCGCTGGGCGGCTCCAAGAACACAAA